CCTGTCCGATCCCAGTCTTATAAAATTTTGTGACAAATGCGGTTACCAATCCGTACCGGTTGCTGGTATCAATAGTCTTGATAGGATCCGTAAGGAATTGTCCCCGGGAATCCCCCTGCCTGGTTTCACCGTGATACTGGATGATAAATGCCAGTGCATCCTTACTTTTGACGATATACGGATGTGGATTATTAATTATGTACTTTTTCACACCATTACCGATTCTGTCCATTGTAGCCGCCGCCAGTGGCTTCTTACGCTCAAATATGGATGTTCCAAGATCAGACCAGTCAATATAGTCACCGCATTCTTTCCATCTCGGTAGCAGTATCCCATCTTTACTGTATGTAGGTGCTGGCTAGACGATTTTATTTCCATCCCGCCGGAAAATTGCATACCATCTTTTCCGTGTCGTAGGTGCCCCATAATCCGCAGCCACAAGTTCCCGACTATCGAAATCATATCCAAGAGAGGTCATTGCTGTAATAAACTTACGGTAGTCCTCTCCCCTGCGTTCTGGTATCGGGTGACCGTCTGCATCCAGCGGACCCCACTGTTGTATCTCTTCAACATTCTCCATGATGATTACATCTGGCAGTAGCACTTTTGCGTGCTTGTACACCGCCCGGGGAAGTATTCGCAATCCTTTTTTGCGTGGTTGCCCGCCCTTTGCTTTGCTATGGCTTGTACAGTCAGGTGATGCCCACATCAGAGCCACATGGCGATCTCCAACATATTTTTGCAAATCTACCTTAAAAATATCCTCTGTCAGATGCAATGTGTCAGGGTGGTTTACCATGTGCATCCGTATAGCCTGCGGATCGTGGTTTACGGCAATGTCAACAGATCTTCCAAGTGCCATTTCTATTCCTACGCTTGCTCCGCCGCCACCGGCAAAGCAGTCAATGATAATGTTATTTTTCATGGCATCACCTCCGGCATAAAATCAGATAATCGCATTTGTGCCATTTCTGCATCTAATCTCTTTTTGGACAAATCATAATAATGTTTGTCCAGTTCAAAGCCAACATATGGATGGTTGGTTCTGTAGCAGGCTATCAAGCTGCTGGCACTGCCTACATGTGTGTCCAAGATAATGTCTCCGGGCTTTGCATAGCGGTTTAGGAGCCATTCATATAGTGCTACCGGCTTTTGTGTAGGGTGGATACGCTTTTCATTCAACTCCTTATTCCCCTGCTGAATAGTTCCTTCAGTAATGGACTTTCCCTGGAACATTCCACGCCACATATACCGGAATATGTCTATCCTTTTAGTCAGACTGCAGAATGCCACCTCTGCATCCGACTGGTCAGAACCATCATTGCATTTATCCCATACAATAAGACCACCAGCCAAAGTAAAATCAAAGTAATTGCATCCCCATATAATCTGATTTTTGGATACCCGAAACAATTCCTCGAAGTATTCCCTAGAGGGTGGCTCATTGTCCCACCCTCTGTTTTCGTACTGTCCGTCCTTTACATATGTTTTTGTTCCATTTTTCTGCTTAACATATGTATTCCTATTTTTGCCACCATGCTCATGTAAGCCATACGGTGGATCCACAATCGCAAGGTCAAAGTAACCATCCGGGAACTCTTTCATCCCATCCATGCAATCCATGTTGTAATATCCAAAATCCATTACGGCATCACCCCCGGAATATCCTCAAAACTAATCTGATTATATCTTTCAAAGACAATCATCTCATTTTTGGCTCTCTGATAAAAGTTGCGGTCAATCTCAAATCCGAATGCACTTCTCCCAATCTCTGCGGCTGCTCTTAAGGTACTACCGCTGCCACAGCAAGGATCAATCACTACATCACCGGGATCTGTAAAAATCTCTATCAGTTTTTTCAACACCGCTACCGGCTTCTGTGCCGGATGGATTTTCGGAATATCTTTTCCGTCTTTCTCCCAACTGAACCAGTTAAAAATCATTTTCCCAGTGCCACGGATCGTCTTTCCGTCCTCGTCAACCCTTGCACCGTTCCGGAACTTCGGCAGCTTTTCACGGTAGAACACAAGAGCATATTCAGTAGCATCAACCACACGCATATTTGCCTTAAGCACCTGCGGACTGTAATTTTTAACAAATACTAGCGGTATGTAATGGACGAATCCATGTTTATATGCGGCATCAATCAGCGTAGGCATCTGTTCAAAAGAGCAGAACACGATCATGCAAGGACTGTTGCTACTTCTTCCCCTGGTAACGCTATTCTTGTCTTCCTTTTTCAGCATCTTTGAGCAGAAATGGAAATACTCATACAGATTGAAGTTGAAATCAGAATTGAATGCTGCCTTTCCTGCAAGTTTGCTTTCACCGTTCTTGTTATCCCCACCGTTGTACCACATAGGGTTACTGCCGTAGAAATTCTTGCCGACATTATACGGGACATCGGCAATGATAAGCTGTGCCGGAGGTATGGCATATTTCTTATAGTTCTGCATTGAATCTCTGTAAATCTCACATTTTAATTTTTTCATTTTTTTCAAGGAGACCGCATATGCTTCACTCTGGCCAGAGTCTCGGCTCCTTTCTTGATTTTATCTAACTATTGTTTCACTCTGTTCCTTGTACTGTCTCCCTGCCATCTGCACCAGATAATGCTGTAAGGCTTCTGCGACGCTGATACGGTGCTTTACGCAGTATCGGTCAACGTAACGCTTAAAGTCCTCATTCTGCTCGTACAGGGCGGTGTAATCAATGTTCTGCATCTACTCCACCGCCTTTCACAATCTGGATTGCATCGTCCATATTGACCACCAAATCACCGCCCATTCCGGTATCACAGCCAAATCTATCAAAAGATGCATCCAACAGCTGATCTAAAACCTTGTCCGGGTCATAGGCGGTCGGTTCTCTATCAATAAATACCATCAGTTCACCCACTGGCACCAAATCGGTATTTTTCCCGTTCTGCTTCTTGATTACCTCTTCAATATGTTTTTTCAACACATCCGCTTCAATCAGTCGTCTCATCGTTCGCCCTCCTGTTCCATGCTTCAATCAGCTTTTCTTCATTGTAATCTTCTTTCAACATCATCATTCTTCCACAATTCATGCATTTTACGTAAAATTCGCATAAAATAGCACTTTTTTTCTTACATGATGGACACGGCTTAAGTTCTTCGCTCATCTCCTACCTCTTTTCTTTCTGCTCAACAATGAGCCATACTGATACGGAGACATATCGGGAATTTCTCTTTTTCCCATTCCTTTTTTGTAATAAAAACTTCCGTTTTTCTTCGTTTACTGCTTTTTAAATTCATAGGATAAATCATTCATTCTTCATCACTCCAACCTAATTTCTGACCACAATTCTTGCAATAATCATATCTGTCATGTGTTTTCAGCCATTCATCAAGGATTTGTTCGTCTCTATGCTTTTCAAATACCGCTATTGCATCTGCCAGAAAGTCGGTCTGGGCAAACCATTTCAGATCGTCAATCACTTTCCACGGGTTATCGCCAGATACATTCATACAAACTTCATGTAACCTTTCCATTTGATCGCAGTCTTTATATTTATCCTCTATTTCTGCGATAGGAGATTTTAATGCGTGATAATTGCGAATGTGAACATAATTGAAGTATGCCGAGGAATATTCCCCTACTTCATACTCTCCGGGTTCAAATGTGTGGTTTTGCATCACGATCTGCAAAGCAACTGGAAGTTCGATAATGAGCATTTCGGCTTTTTCAATATCCTCAGCAGCGTATTCTCCACTTTCTTCATCGCAGTGCCATCCCATGATTTCACACACATTTGTTGTGGGGCCGCTGTTCCCAAATGGTCTTTTAACATCTATTGCCGGTCTATACCTATCCTCAGAATCTATTAAAATAGAGATTCTAAAATTAAGGTCTGTCATAATCTTTATGTGCTCCGGTTTTAATTCAAAACTTGGCATATCAACCTACCTCCGTTTCATTCCTCTGACTGTCTACTTCTCTCTTGCTTCCAACAGGCTATTAAATGTAAATCCTTCACTTATACATTAATCCTCGAATTTCATGTATTCTTCCATGTTCTCCGGTGTGATGTTTCTCCCAATCATAGATTTGCAGATTTCTACTGATTTCCGGCATTCCTCCACCGTACCTATCTGCCGGTACTGCTGAACTTCTTCCAGTGCCTTGATTGCCATCTCGTAACCTTGGATTTCGTTTTTTCTCTCGTAATTCTGTATACACATTTTGGCTAAATCAATAGATGTCTCAAGTTCTTTGATTGCTTCATTCTCCGTCATATCCACTCCTCCTTAACTCCATTTAAAATCCTCACAAGGTCTCATTCTCCGCTGATTCTTACCCCTTTTATTGCATATTCCCCAACCACCGTAATGACAATCTTCGCAGGTAATCGGATATTGATTTAAATTTTCCTCAATACATTTCTTGCACTGGTAAGAATTTTGATTATACTCATACCGACAATTACGATTTTTGCGTTTGCATGTCGCCATATTACTCCTCCAACAGTTCCTGATTGTCAAATACATTCCCAATCACTGAACATTCATCACCTAAAACTTCATAGCTTTCAGCAGATAATCTGTTTGTCACTTGGAAGGAAATTGTTTCATCATCCCATACGACTTTACCGATGCAATCTGCTTATGCCAGTCCGCTTTCTGTACTGTATGAATCCCAGTAAGCAACAATGTCATTCTCCCAAATCAGATTACCGTTCTTGTCTTTCACGCCTGTGCACTGGCAGATTGTGGCTGGGGCTACCTCAAATGCCACAAACTGCAAACATCCTTCTTCTCCGACCTTATCACTCTCATTTACCGAGTTACCAACTGTATGAATAAATACTTGCCCTGTTACACCATCATCAATACGATTTCCAATTACCCATTCCCCGTTATCAATCCGCTTTCCACGGAATAAATATCTATCCTGCATCCTCATTCCTCACTTTCTTTCTTAAATTCCGCAGTACACATAATAGCTCCATCGCCAACTCCTCGTCAGTCATGCTCCTGATCCGGTCTGCGTTGATCATAGGTACGTAGTGCTCGCAGTCTCTTTCTATGTCCTCATGTGGACAGTCGTTGATTTTCTCGCACCATGAGTACGCATCAAAACCATTATCCTTTGTTTCTAAATTCTTGCAGTTATTACACTTCGCCATCTTCCACCTACTTTTCTTGCAAAAATCTCTTGATGACATCAATATCTCTGTCCAGCACGCTTAAATGCTCTTTGTTCATTTTTTGATAGACAATCAAGGGATTCTGTCTTCCTGCCTTTTTCGCTCTTAATACTTCCCATATACCTTTCGGTTCTTCAATCGTCCATCCGGTTTTGATAAGCCATTTGCGAAAAGCATCCAATTTGTTGCTATGCAGTGTGTTCCTATTTGCCATTCTCTTCTCACTTTCTCGGTACGGCTTCGGCTTCCTCTCTGGTAAGGAATACCGTTTTGCCAAAATCGCATTCTCTAAAATATGCTCCTATAAAATGATTTGTTGCCTTAGCGTAAATTCTATATTGTTCTCCGCTTTCATAAAATGATACACTAGAAACATAAGATTCATAGACTTCGTCTTTCATATTCTCATCATATTCAATATCATCAAACACATTAAATGGAGAAGTGACTACATAAACGGTATCTCCCACCTTGCACGGCAACCGCAAGAGCAATCCCTGCTCCTCAGCATCCTCATAATCTGCCAATTTCTGTAATACATTATGGCGGTTATTTTCCCATTTAACAGGTTCTCCGCTAGGTGTAGCATATATCCCTGTTCCGTTAGCACTTCTTCTTGTGAGTCTCTCCATCCTTGCTCCTTTCCTCATAGTGCAAATTTAACTCAATACCATCAATGTTACCGTTCAGCTTATTCTGACAGTGGCACAGAAGTAAATCCAATTCATGCGCATCCTTAATTTTCTTTGTGCGAATGTACGATAAAACTCTGTCTACGCTATCTCTGCGATATTCTGATAGCATTTTTTCATGTTCATGTTTGCACTCTTCAAGTTCTAATTTTGCAGTTTCAATTATCCTCTGCCTTAATTTTATATCTTCCTGTTTTTCACAGCATTTTTTATAGTCTTTTTCAAGTTCTATACGTCTACTTTCTGCAACTTCTTCTGCTGTGTACCCTCTAATCCCTGCTGTTTTTTTCATCATTGATCCTTTCCCATTCCTTCATGGCTTCTCGTTCTCTTTTCCATTTGTCGATTCTGTATTCGATGTTTTCTTTAGCAATGTTTATCAAGATAATCATTCCAAAGATTATCCATACCAAAACCAACAATGCGATTAATACAAATCCAACCATATCTGATAAAGTCACGATAAACTTCATCTTGCATCCACTCCTTTCTCCAAATTTACCAATCTAACGCATCATATATTGCATGTGGAATAAAACATATCCCCTTGACCATGTATTTCAACAAAGTTAATGGGATTTCTACCACCATACACAAGAAAACCCAAATCGTAGCTGGCTTACTCATTTTCCACATCATTCTAGGGTCGGATGGTATTCGTCCATTTACTTCCAATGCCTGGTAAGCCATTTTAGAAAATCCAATCATTTCTTCCTCCTACACTTTCTCACGCTCTCAAAAACTGCTTTGGTATCGGAACTCAGTTACGGTCATAAAAAGTAAAATCTCTGTACGGGTAATGCCGGTTGCTCCCCACCAGTCGGAAAAATGTCGGCCAGCTGTCTGATACTTCCAACAGCCCATTCCCAATATTTGGGTAGCTGTCCTTGTCATTCTTCACGGCATATATCTTCATGGCTCTCGCTTCTTTCTGCACGTATCTTTGATCTCTCCGCTATCACCGGGTAACTGCAGTCATACGGCTTCGTGCGTCCGATTCTAATAGCATCAGCAACCGGATGTGTAGCCATGTAGAGTAAGTCACCGTTCTGAAAGTTTCCTGTTCCCTCTCTCATACAGCTACACTCATTTTTCCGTATGTACTTGCGATTCTGTATACATTGCAAATTTCTCTGTAATATTTTTCCTGTGCATGGATATTAGCATCCACACGGTCAAGTTCCGTCTCACACCACTTTGCAAATTCTTCTGCGGACAATGGTGTTTCTGAAACATCGAATTTCTCGCTGTTGTCAATCACGAAACACACCATATCAACCGGAATGTGGTTCAAATCCGCAAGAATCTGAATCTGTTTGTCCTTGTCCTCTGCATTTTCGTAATTCGCCAACAATTCATAACCTGTCATCTGCATTTATATCACCTCTTATCAAGTTTGATTTCTTTGTCATAACAGCTCTTCTTTGGATTTCCCTCTACTGGGGAAACCATCTTTTTAGGATCTGTAGTGTATGATCCGTTTAGTTTCACACCTATTTTGCTTTTTTCATCCACATAGCATGACGATCCGGCGGAATATAATTGTGGATGCGCCAGTGCTTTACCAACACGACACCACTGTCGAAAGATAAAAGGAATCTGCTGTCTATCAGTATCTTCAAATCATCATCAGATGCACCACACATCCTTATGATTTTCCGTGGATTGTTAACAAATCCGTCATCATCCGTGTTCATGCAGATGTGAAAATAAAGCATTTGAGCCGTAGCAGGAATATCCAAAAAAGCATCACTCTCAATTATTTTTGCGCTGAACATTCTTTTTTCTGCCATTTAGAACTCCTTAGTCAAATATAGGCTTCTCAATATAGATTCCGGTGTTTTCCACCAGTTCTCTCCACAAGTCCATGAAATACTTTCCGTTGCACTTGTCTCCGGCTTTGTCCATGTGGTCGGAAAACTTATCCTTGAAATTCGTCAGCTTCTTCTTACCAAATCCATCTTCCATAAGAATTACCATTCCATATAGGATGTACCTTGTGGACAACTCATTGATAAGGTTGTTACATCTGACCTGTTCCCGGATGCAGTTCTGCGCTACAACCGACTTGTAATGTGGATAATCAGCTTCGGTAAATTCCTTGTACTCAATCGTCCAGTCTGCAAAATCGTTAAGTCTGCTCTGTAACTCCGTATAAGGCTCATTCTCGTACTTTTCGTTGTACTCGGTGAATTTACCGCAGAAGTCGGAAAGTCTCGTCTGTGAGTACTTGTAGTCTTTCCACAAGGTATAGCAAAACAGTGTCAGTATTCCGGTGAATGGACTTCTCTCCGCAGACTGCTTCAAAAGTTCTGTCTGCCGCATGATTTTCAAAATATCCTGCGGATTGTCATATCGTTTTGGCATTTTATGTATCACCTCTTTTCAAGTTCTGGCTCTTTCCTTTTGCAATGAGTAGCACCGTATTCTGATTTTCCTACATATTCGTAGCAATCAACACATTTCCATCTACCACTTTTATACGGTTTGTGAGTACGTCCGTTGATTGAGTGCATTGTGTTTGGGTACTCATTCCAACAGCTACAATCGTAATTTTTTTCGCTCATGTAATCTTCTCAAATTGCTTTAACAGGCATTCCTTACAAAACTGTACACCGTCAAACTCGTAAAGTTCCTCTACCTCTTCCTTACAATCATCGCAATACAAATGTTTCACATTTATGTTCGGGCACCTATTGCCGAGACATGGATAAGCTTCAGTTGCACATCCGCAGCATTCACCTTCGTATTTCACCATTTTCTGAAAAACTCCTTTAATTTATTGCAGGCTTGCTGAAATCTATACTTAAACAAGTACTCTTTAAAAGATCTAGTTCCATATTGATAGCAAAGATACATAATTTGTTTTTGAGTAGAAAGAGATTCATAAAACTCCTTGTCAGTTTCTTCAACGTATTGTAAAAGTACTTCATAGTCTGTTTTATTCATTACTTTCACCATCCTTTTCTCCATGCAAAAGTTCCATAAACCGAACAAATTGTCTTTGCGACACGGAATTGTTCTGCTTCTCAGGCTTCAAACCTATGACAAGATGCTTGTCGGCAATGTTCGCCAGTTCCCTTGCAAGGTTAATTCTACCTTGTGCCAGTCCATCACGGTAACCTTTTCCCGGCTTCATTACACCAGTTACCATTTTCCCTTGTCCTTGGCTTCCTGCTGTAATGTTGTACATTTGTATTCCTTGGTCACCAAACATTTTAATGTACTTTACTTCCTCTTCATCTAAATGTTCTTTATCAACTAAGTGATACCAAATATTCCAACCGGACGGATTATCTTCTGTACAAAGTCCATGTTTTTTAAGGCTAAGTGCTATATGATCATATTCAAGCAAATGAGAAGCGCACCTGTCACACAAGGCAACTGCCTGTCCGCAGTATCCCCTTTTTATTCCTGCTTCGTCCGTTCTGTAAAAAAGATAGATTCCACTATCGTTAGGTATTGTAGGGCAAGTTTTTTTGATGCGTTTCACTGCTTCTGCTTTTTTAGCGTATATCTTCTTCCAGTCACTCAAAACGGACACTCCTTTCCATTCCGTAAAATCCATTCCTTGCCTGCTGCCGCATAGTCCACATTCGCCAATGGAGCAATCTTTTTTACCACTGCGACACATTCATCAGCATCGGTTGTATCACCTCCCAAATGACACAATATGATGTTTTGCAAGGCATCTGATTTGTTCGCTTCTACAATTCCTTTGCAAGTCTCCAGTTCGCAGTGACCTTTGACCTTGTGAACGTAATTAGGTGCATCCATGTCAACATATTTCTTCTGATAGTTGCACTCGATCAGCATATGATCTAACCGCTGTTTTTTGAACACATACGGGCAATATTCAAGGTCTGTCAGATACAGAAGTTTCTGACCTTCAAACATAATCAAAAATCCGTAGTTCTCTGTGCCGTTGTGTGGCACTTGAAAGCAGAATATGTGAAATTTTCCCATATGTGTTTCACGTTCTGAGTGGTCTGACTGCGGTTGCCACACCTTTATTCCCATGTGTTCAAGGTCTGATACGGATAATGAGTGGTCTTTGTGCGTATGGGTGCATATTGCACCCACAACACACTTTATATCCCAATTAAGACCACGTTTTATGTCCATGATAGGAAGTCCTGCATCCAGTAAAAGTGTTTCACCGTTATCTGCCGTTAGAAGATAGCAGTTACCGGAAGAACCGGAGCCTAAACATTTTAGTTTCATGTTTCTACCTCAATTTCATCATCTTTTGGAAACTGAAATATGCAGTTATTTACATATTCAACTTTTGATGGCTCATTGTTCATGGTTTGAACTATAATTCCACTATTTTTCAATTTTTCAAACTGTTTTACCACATCTTCTGTAATTTCAACATTTTGAAAAAGAATCGGCATACCAACGTATGCTTTTCTAAGCATTTCCATAGCTTTCTTCGATTTTTCTTCTTTGGAATATGTAGCTACAACACCTTGCGCAATTTCTGATGGTCGGGCAATGGTATCTCTTATTGCAACAATGGAATTATCTTCTATAATTCCAAAGACAAAATTTTCATACGGAACATCAATCGCCCCATCCTGCGATATAACTCTCATGGCAACCTCCTACTTAAAGCAATCCGGTGTCTCTGCGCTGGCAATGTCCGTCTCTGCGGTCTGCGGCACTTCTTCAAATGTTGCGTCAGGAAACTCGATAGTGTTTGCATTTGCCTGTACCTCTTCTGCCACAACTTTTTCCACATCAAGTTTCACATCGGAAACATCAGGAAATTCTTCCTGCGCATACAAACCTTGGAATTTATCCGGAAAAGCTTCTCTTAATGCCTGTACAACAGCAACTTTTCTTATCATTGTTGCAGGCTTTTTAGACCATTGACCGTTTATTGTTCCATCTTTTTTTCTTCCAACATATTCATCGAAAGATACTGACTGGTACTCCGGTGTCTCTCTTCCTTTGATAAACACTTTAGCCCAACCTCCTACAATAGATTCGTCCTTAAGGACAAAAGATCCTTCTCTTTCTTCAACGGAACCATCTTTCTTCTGAACAATAATTCCTGCTTTTTTTCCTGCATAATTCGGATTTGCATCGGCTCTTTTTGTAAAAACATCTTTTCCGGTAACAATCGTAGCAGGATCATTGTTTCCAAACTTAATGAGGTATGCTTCTTTCAAAAAAGGATTAAGATGCTGATATCTGCAAAGAGACATAAACATCATTACTTCCTGATCCGATACGTTTCCACCACCGCTTACAAGGTACTTTCTTACCGTTGTTGGGGAAATTTTTACAATTTCCCCATTTGATTCGTATTCCACAATTCCTGTGTTTTCCTGCTTCTTTTCGTCTGCCATGTTTCTACCTACCTTTCTACCTTTTTGATGCCGTCAATGTTAATGATGAATACCTGGCTTGTCTTTGGATTCTGAATAAGTGCAAGAGTTTTCCGCTTATCGTCATCGTGTTGCGAAATGTTCAAAACCTTTGCAACCATTCCGTCTTCAACAGAAACTTCCTTAACATAATTTTGCCTATAACTTCCAAGTCCACTCCATTTATCATATGATGAATAGCAATGACCGCTATGTGTTACCTCTACCATGTCACCGACACGGATTTCGCTGTCATCATCTTCCTGCGATTTTTCTTCCGGTTTGTAGTTTTCAAGGACAACGTACTCTCTGTGCCATAAACCAACATTTTCCTCAGATTTTTTGCAAATACATCCTGATGTCGTAACGCAATTTACTTTGAAAATATCTCCGTTTTTATAAGGAATCAAACAAGGCATCGCATAAACAACCTTGATGTACTCACCGACTTTAGCTTTTCTCTTAACCTCCCGGACACCGTTATCAGGCTTCGCATCTTCGCCCATCAGCCGATTAAAAGCCAACTTAGCACCAGTACGGAAATCAAATTCATCAGCAGGATTGCAGTTTGCTTCTGCTTTCTCGCCAGTGGACTTGTCCAGCGCAACTACTTTGTTGTCATTGCGGTAGATGACAATAGTTGTGTCTACTTTTTCTAAAGCGGCAGAGAATATAGAACCTATTTGGAAATGTTTTAAACCAATGCTTTCCACAACTACATCTTTGTAAAAAACAGTGCCACCACTGATTTCTGTGATTTCAATTACTGCATCATTGTCTGCAAAATATCCGCTTTTGTATCTGTCTCCAACATTAAATTTATGTTTTTCCATATTATTCTTCCTCACTTTCCGGCTCATTCATAAATCCACTTGCAACTCCCTGATGCACCGTCACATCAGCCTTGTAAATCTCCTTGATGCTTCTAGGCATCACATGGAATGTCACATCCGTATCAGCAATCTTGCCTTTGAATTTCAAGGCTCCACGGTCTGAAAGTCCCAGGTATACACCCACGCAACACTTGTCATCAAAATTGAATATCACGGTGTCACCAGCATTAATTATTTCTCCGCTTGTTGTCAGAACAGAAATGACTGTCTCTTTCTTAATCTGCATTCTCCGCATCTCCTTTTTTTATCTCGTCACAAAATATCTTGGCAGAAATTTTCGCTCCAAAAAGAGCAAAAATCAAACTCATTCCGGGGTTCTTCGTAATTAAAGAATCAAACGGCTCTTCTGCCATTACTTTTGATGTTACCTTGCACATTTCATCAGCAGAAATCTCAACTTTTTTATCCATATCATAATCATTATTAGGCATTCTTCGCTTCCTCCACTCTCAAACTTGCATCATCACTTCTTCGGAACATAATCAACTGACTGTCAACATCAGGAATCTTCCAAGGGTCAAGGCTCTCGGTATCGTCAACCATTATAGGTAATTCCACACCACACCGCTTCTGAAACGCATTGCAAATGTCAATCTCCGTCAGAATCCTTGCTCCGTGGTTCATGTTACGGCTGTAAGGCTCTCCACGGTATGTAAAGTCACAGCATTCCTCCGTGTCACCATTCACAAGAGGTCTAAACATCCGCACAGTGCAGAAAGAAAGATACTTGTTCACATCAGTTTCCAACAGTTCGTTCTTCTTCCGGCTGAATTTCTTTAACAGGTCAAGCTGTGCCTGCACATCCGTAATCTTCTGTGCAATGTTCTTGCGCTCCTGTTCCAGTTCTGTGATACGCTTATCCACACTCTCGTTAATGCTTACACTCGCCAAAGACTTATCAACCACAGAAATATCATTGCGGATCTGCTCTTCATCACCTTTTAACTGGATTCTGAGAAGATTCATGTCAGTGAATTTGTTCATGGAAGCTTCTTTCTCAGCAATCTGTGACTGGATAGCTTTGTATTCTTCTGTGTTGGAAATATCCACGCTTGCCGGAATGGAATTTAATGCATTATCGGCAATGGCAATCTCTTTTTCCAACCGCTCCACTTCATCCTCGGTCTTTTTCAGTTCCTCACGCTTATGCTCCAGTTCTGCCTGATCCGCTTTGATATGTTCAGCGCAGGAAGAACCCTCTTTAGTAATAAGTTCCAATTCATGTGCCTTATGCGTATCAAACTCCGTTCTTAACTGCTCTTTTTTCTCTTCCGGATATTCCTGTCCACAGTATGAGCAAATCAGAGAGTTTTCATCAAATTTAAGGCTTTTATTCAAATCCCAACTCTTCTTCAATTCCTGTCTCTTCTGCTCATACTGTGCGATACGCTTTTCCAGTTCCGTGATCTCTTCACGAATGGTATCTGCCTTAAGCAACTCTTTCTGATGCTCATTCTGAATCTGATTCAGTGTTGTGCGCTTATCTCTTCTGTCCGCATCCAGTTTTTCATTTGCTTTCTGCTGTAATGCACTCAACTGACCTTTTAACTCAATAATTCCATCAGAAAGCTTATCGTAGGACTTCATACTGTTCTGCGTATCTGTCTGCTGCTTAATGTTCTCTGACAGCTTATCCAGTAAAGCTTTCTTTTTCAGTTCCAGATCCGCAAGGTCAATATCTACTCTCTGACGGCTTACCTCGTCAATTCGGCTTGGAATTTCATCTAACAAGTCCTGCAAGCCCTTGGTTCCATTTCTTCCCCTTGTGCCGTACAACTGCGTATTGCAACGCTTTTTCAGTTCATCAACAGTGCCATCCTGCAGAACAGTCCTTAATGCTTCAAACTCCGGAAACTGATTGCAAATGTCATCATTACTGTGCTGACCAAACATATCAGTAAGAATTGCTCTCTGATCCGTGCCACCTTTCAGCAGAAGTGTCATGGCATTGATGCAAAGTGAAAACTTTTCTTTTCCGCATACACTCTCTTCCAAAAACGCTTCAAAATCTGCTGCCTTTTTTGGAATATCATTCACATAGTAATCCGTGACATTTCCGGTAAACTCGCCTTTCTTATTGAAGTTCTGACGGCATACTTTTTTCAGAACCTTGTCTGTACCGTCAATCTCCACGGTAACTTCTGCGGTAATATCTCCGTCGATGTCATTGCCGTCCTTATCGTGCGGTCTGATTCCGGTGATCTCTCTGCCGTTCTCGTCACGGCATCCAAAAATATACTGAATTGCTCTTTTGATCGTGGACTTACCTGTTTCATTTACACCGGAAACCTCTGTCCGGTCGTATAAATCAGTGTCCACTACGTTAGAACCATAGAATTTGCAGAAATTCTGCAAAAAGGTGTGTTTAATCCTCATTTTTCCTATCCTCCCAAAGATATAAATACAGTGAATTAACAAACATATAGATTGAGACCGGCTTGTCTGTCTCATTGATCTCCTTGTATAGCTCTGTGCTTGGGTTCATCTTATCAACAACCCACTTGATCGCCCGGTACACGCTTTCCTTGGTTGTGCTGTGTTCCTCTCCGATAATCCGGTAGATTTCAGAAAGTCTTCTGTTCCGGTTCTCAAACATCAGCGTTTCAACCTCGATGATGTACTGGAATCCCGGCAAGTACTGTTTCAGCCCCAGTTCTACCAAGATTTTTCTTATCTTCCTTTCCATTTCCTCACTCCTCCGGCTTTCAGTCTTCTGTTACGTGGATCATGTTGTCCTCTTCGCTGATATACAAGATTCCTGCATCTAACAGTCTTGCAATCAGAATCTCATTCGCACGGACGATGGGGATAATCTGTCGCTTCTGCATAAAAATACTCCTTTCTTAACCATTTTTTCTTCCCGGTATTGCGGTTTACAATTCTGTAATAGAATGCTGTTTCACGGTCAACTTCCCATTCTTTCGGACTGTAAAATATCTTTCCGATGCACCCTTTTACGGTAAACCGCTTTTTGGAACTCATACGGTGTCCTCCGCAAGTTTTCCTTGTCTCCACCATGTTACATCATCAAAGCCTTCAGCTGAAAAAGAAGTAGTACCATTAGCCCACGTAAATATTTTCCCATCTTCAAATTTTGCAAAATATCTAGGTTTCCAAGGGTCACTATCGGAATCTCTTACGTACACTTTCGTGTCCACAGGCACTTTCGACCAGTCAACAGGTGGTTCAACATATTCCTGCTCTGCCCATTCTTTGAACCTTTCCCTGCATCTGCTTTTATCACTCCATGCGCAATCGGAACAAAGTATTACATTGCAATCACATAACTTTCCTTCTTTGTCCACAGCTATCTCTATACTATCAAGTGCCATGTCAATAATCTGTTCCGCATACTTCTCTCTGTTCGTCATTTTCCATTCATCCTTTCCAGTTCTGCGCTCCTGGTTAATATCCAGTCTGCGTAATCACTTAATTCTGTCTTTGTAGCTGCGTTCTTCTCTCCGTGGTAAACCATAAGTACAATTCCTACATCACAGTACTTTTCAAACAATTCCGACAAGTAGTCGGCTCCCACATGGATATTGCCGTCCACGGAGTAGATGTCCGTCACTTCCAAACGCTCCATGCGGTCTTTATGCCATCTGTCAGAAATCTGCATCAGGCCTTTGCAACCGCCACTTTCCACATCCGGTCTGCCGGAAGATTCTTTCTCGATCATTGCCATAAGCAGTTCCGGGCAGATGCCATATTCCTCACCGTACTTTACACATGATTCCTGTGCTTCCTCTGAGATAAAACTGCCGGATGGCTGTGCCGTGGATGTAAATGTGATTGAGAGTGCTATTATAATAGGAAGAAAAAGCTTTATTGTTTTTCTCATGCGCTTTCCTCCTCAATAGGTTCAATGCCAATCTCTTTCAGCTTGTTGTATAAGAACATCCTGCCTTTCTGTGTCCATACGGTAAGTGGCTTTGTTCCGGTGCTTCCGTCATGCTTAACATAATCATTTGTCTTTGTTCTCACATAACCCTTGCCCTGAAAGTCTGCGTACAATATCCACTGGTCACCGACTTTTCTCTGAATACCGGCTGTTCTTAAAACTGAATTGAACCTCACCGCACTCATTCCGTAGTCCTGCGCAATCTGTGTAACCGTCATACAGTCGTTAGATGAAAGAATCTTGTCCACATAGTCAACTTTTGGTGTCATATCGGTGATCACGGCATCCATCTGTTGCACTGTGATCTGCAACTGCTTAACCTCTTCCTCTTTCTGCGCAAGCATCCTTTGTGCTTCGACAACTGCCAGCGCAATCAATTCCTGTCCAGTAGGGATATGTGCCTTAATGGAATCTTCCATTTCGTGGAAACGGTCAATGTACTTTGCCGTAAATTCTGTTCCCCTAACTCCGGTCATCTTATGTGCTATGAACTCGCAGCCTTTCTTTGTGACCAAGTAGCAGGGTCTTTCCTGATTGTTTGCATCTTTGTACTTGCTTCCCGTAAAAAAATCGCCCGAGCCAATTTTGGCTTCGGCTAGCTGTTCAATATAATTTCTTATATCTCTCAGCAACTTGCTGTGCTCTTTCCCTACCATTTCCGCTACTTCCACGGAAGATATTGTTTTCTGCTCTAATTCGTTCATTGTTCTCCTTTCTGTGGTATAATGTTCTAAAAAACTGGAGGTTTCATATGCTTCTCAAAATCGAAAGAAAAGTACTTAGGAAAACTGTAAAATCTTCTGAATGTTCCATTTCATTGTCTGAAATAGGGAATTACAATGGTGAAGATGTTTACCAAGCATTTTTGTCCTTAAAGGAAAAGGGATATTTCACCATAGTTAGTTCATCCATAAATCGTGAAATGTTCACATTCGCTTTGTCTTCAAAAGGAAGATTCTACAAAGAACATTTATTTCTCTCATTTTTGAGAAATATACTCATACCGTTTGTTGTAGCTTTAATAACTGCAACTGCCACATACCACTTAGAAAAAGTAGCAGATAGCTATTCCGACAGCCGCCCCAGCCAATGCACTTATGAGTTGAACCAATGCAGTGATCCAAGGTTCTAATTTGTCAAGAAGATCTCTCTTCTGGCGGTAAGTCCATTTTTTCATTCATGTTCTCCTTTCATTGCATGAGAAACTGCATTACAAATTGTCATATGCTGTTTCTCTTCATCATTCATGGACTTCTCAATTCTTTTCAGAGTACCGTCAATGCTCTTTAATGTTTTTAGAAGTTCTTTCTCAAACTGGCTTTGCATTTTCTTCCTCCTGTTTCTTAACAGATTCCTCTGCCATCTTCTCTGTCTTTCCGAGAATATATCCCTTGTCAAAATCGGACATATTCGGAATGGCTCTCTTTAACTTCTCAACGATTTTTTTCTCTTTTTCACTCATTCAATTAACTCCCTATTTGTGGTATACTCTCCTTATTCTGATATAAGGAGGTGAAATAATTTGGATTCCAAAGAATATGCATCCGCTTACGCTATTGCTAAAATCTGTGGATATACCGGAAATTTTGATGATTTTAAGAACCTGTACGACCAATACTATTCAGAAATCGTCAATTCTTTGCCGGAAGAAAAACCACAATTAGCAAAAGCCGAAGCAATTAGCAATCCTTTCCAAATCCAGAGCCGTTCCTAAAAGGCGAAATGGCGGTAAGTACTTTGATAGACAAATCAATATTTGTTTCTTCGATTTTCTTATCGCCATCTATAATGCTTTTGTAGTCATCAATAACATTCATGGCAATGTGCTGTGCCATCTCGTCAATTCCAACAAAACGTGAATCAGCTTTCTGAACTATATTTGCTTTACCGTTTTTGTCTAAAACCACATATCTCTGTTTTTCCATATTATCACCTCTTTTCTGTTGACCTTGTAAACATATTATAGTCCCTTAGAAACTTTATGTCAACACATTTTTGTTGACTTGGGGACTTTTTGGGTGTATATTATTAGTGAAAGGAGGGATGTAAATGAATGAGAGAATCAAATCTTTGCGAAAGTATTTGAATATGACACAAGATGATTTTTCAAAGCAAATCGGCTTGTCAAGAAACTATATTGCGCAAGTTGAGATAGGCACGAAGACACCATCTGAAAGAACCATATCTGATATTTGCAGAGAGTTTGATGTAAACGAAGAATGGCTCCGAAATGGAACTGGTGAAATGTTTGTTCAGAAATCAAAAGATGAACAAATCTCGGAAATGCTCGGAGAAATTCAAAAGTCCGGTGAAGATCCATTTAAGCACCGTCTTGTATCCGCACTGGCTAACTTGGACGAAGATGGATGGAACGCTTTGGAAAAGTTGATTGATTCAATCGCAAAAAAGAACGAATAAGAAAAAGCCAAGGGCAATGCGCAAGTCCTTGGCTCTTTTCCTTTATCTAAGTAATTTTTTAACATAGGCATAAATGCACTCTAACCAATGTAAATTATCGCAAGCATTGATTAGCTTTGTGATTTCCTCTTTGTAATCTTCTTTCCCCATAGTACACCCCCCTAATCTTTCCGCACTTGGTAGCGATACCTAAATTATAGAACATATGTTCTTAACAATCAATATATTTGACTCACGTTTTTTATTGTTGTAAAATATCAACAAAAGAGGACGGTGAAAACGCCAATAAACACCGCCCTCGCCAGAACTTGAAGTCCCTTGAAACAAGGGATGTTACAAGTGTATCATGTGAAAGGGGGATAAAAAACATGATGAAAAAAGACCGAATCAAAGAAATTTCGACACATTTATCAGTCAACCGTACTAATTATATGTTAAGTTTTCGTGGAAATCTCCATGAATTTCTAAATGAGCCGGACATGACGGTTTACAAGCTTGCAGATGAAGCTAATTTGCCTTATTCTACGCTTAATTCACTACTATACGGTAATTCTAACGACACAAAGCTATCGACCGCTGTTGCGCTTGCTAGAGCCTTTGGAATCAGCGTAGATGAGTTGGTAGGCTGTGGTACTATGGAAGATAAGATGTTGGAATCTGTCAAGATATGCCGCAGTCTGCCGGAACACTCTCTGTACCTTATCCGCTACTCCATCCGTCACCAAGATAAAATCTATTCCAGTCTTGAAAAATCACACAAGTATATTTCTGTCCTTAAACCGCAACTTGTGAATGGAATTATAGCCACCACAAACGCTGTAGAACCTATTTGCATAGACAAATTACCGGAAGATATAAAATCCAAGACTTATATCGGTTTGAAAATTCCCTGTGACTACTATATGCCGTTTTATCTGCCTGGGGAAATTGTTCTCCTTGCAGCGGATCGGGAACCACAAGACGGTGAACGATGTATTGTAACAAGTAATGGTGGGATACAAATTGCCGTAAAAACCCATATAATAGAATATGGCGTTAGAAAATGGAGATATGTTTCGCTCATGTCTCCGAACAGTATACTTCCGGAACACATAATTGATGACATGATAGGATATGTGGTTGGTTTTGTCAACAATGACGGTGACTGGGGAATCAGATAAATAGATTAAGAGCATGGCTTTTACACCATGCTCTTTTTTGTTGTTATTTCGCAAATATTTTTTTATGACTGCTTCTGTAAATGGCAAGTTAATTGCTCCTGACTATAAATCTGCTGTAGCCATACAATCTAATTACACTTGTATGACTAATGGATATGTAATTGGAACAATACAGGGTGCAGTGAATGGCTGGGCATCTATCCGATCATCCAAGAATGCAAATTATTTCTTGGCATTATGTACATCATCAGAAAATCCTATAGCGGTATGTATTCCATTTGCATCAGGAGACTCCGTTATATTTGGATCGAGTGGTACATATAATCTCGCATTTGCACCGGCTAAATAATAAAAGTACCTTTTATCACGCAAGCATTTAGAGTTCCGGTTGCGGAATACTCCTGAAATATACTTCCATTGTACATCAAGCTTACATTACCAGTGCTAGCAACATCATTTATCACTAAGTACTGACTGGGTATCAATATATTATATTTGGGGTGTAAATCTGTTGGTAGCGTGGCTAATGGAGATCCGTATGGTATAGACCCACTTAAAATGCGGAATCCAAAATCTACAATATTGCCCGTTCTTTTGCAGTGTACAAAATCGGTGGTTACACCTGATGGGAACGTTATATCATAATCTACGGATTTTAACTTGCTATTTACATCACTTAATCCCCCAGTGATAGTACCGTCACCAATAGTCGAAATATCGGTAGTTCCGATAAGGCCTATAAGTGATTTAAGGTTTTTTACAGACAGTTTAATTTTTCCCAAAATAGATGATAACTTTTCTCCTGTCGTTAATTCATCTAAAGTTGTTGCTTCTTCAAACACCGCAGTCAAATTACTACCGTCACCAGTTTTGGTCAAATAGTTTGTCAAATACGTTTTAGGAATTGCATCTATTTTTTTATCAACGCTTGTTTTGTCATAATAATTTGTCAAATCAGAAACTTTTTTTGTAATGTATCCTACATCATTTTCTAATTCGCTAACTTTTGTTGGTATTCCTCCTGTTTGCTGTTTTGCTTGTTCCATATAATACTTTGCATTATCGGTATCTTCTCCTTCTCTTGTTCCGGTTCCACCTACGGCATAAGATTCAGCCAATACAGATTTTGCATTTGCGGATTGCGCATAAGCAGATGCATTTGCGGATTCTACTCTAATATCTGCTAAATAATTAGGCTGAAGCATATCATCTGTTACTGATCCTGTTTTTATCGAAAAAGAATAAGTCTTATTCTTTCCAGTACCAGTCACGGATACAGTTATGGTTGCAGAATCTTCAAATGTCAACACCGGAATCATAGAACCAATATCAGCTGTAAACTGTGTTCCATCTTCTGTAGTCATGGTAATGATTCCGTCATCAGACATGGAAAATTCGACAGGTATTTTTTCAATATTAAGGTCAAAAATTACTTTTTCACCATTGTACTTTGTAATAGTAATAACACCGGTTGTTTCATCCATAGTCCAATCAGCAATATTTCCGTTTATTGCAGACTTGTCTACTTTTAAGGCATCCTGTGATATGATACGGTTGTCCAACGCATCAATAGCAGAATCCATCTGATTAAGATTGTATGCATCTAAATCCGTGTTTTCACTTGGATAATCTTCCCAGTTAATTCTGGTATAAACCTTATTCAACGCCATCTGCAGATACCTCGCTTTCCTCTTTCATAATCTGCATATCTGATAACTGTTTAGTCTCCGAATACACTTCATACAGTACAAGCCTTTTCACCTCGATAGGCAACGGTGTTTGATTTAATACTGTCACAAGGTTGCTTTTTAATTTCTTAATCTCAAAGTTTGCTGCCATATCAATTCTCCCTTACATAGATTTCTTTTCCTTGCTCTTCTGCATATGCATACAGATTTTTGCACAGTTCAGATACCTCATATCCGCTCTGTGCAACCACTGTATCCGACATGTCAATAAGTTGCTTCATAAACTCTTCAAAACCATCGCCATCTTCCGTGCTAAACAATGTGGCATTTATTTCCGTAAACGTGGAAATTCCAATGGTAAAAGCTATATATTGCTGAATTTCTTGCCTTTCTTCCATTACTTCTTTCATTGTTTTTCCAATAATCGTTTGAAGAATAAATATTTTTTTTACCATAATAAATCTCCTACGTCATAAGTGTGACAATTCCAGATGTTGCAGTGAGCAAACCTCCAAGTGATGAAACTCCTGTAATAAAATTAACATTATGTCCAGGATAATCAGCAACATTGGCTGTTTGTGTTACCAAAGATACATCTGATACGGTTCCATTTATATAATTTTTTGTGACACTTAATGTGGCACTTGTCAGTACTGTCTTACTGCCTAATATTTGAGAAGTTGTTGATATGTTTTTTACATATTGTGAATCATATGTTGCTCCATTTCCTACCACTAAAATTCCGCTTACACTTACCATTGAAGCATCAATAGTAAGATATTGTCCCAATCCTTTTATAGATCCTGTGCTTTGCAATAGTTCGTTATAAAATTTAATTTCACCTGATGATACTTCTGTGTAACTTCCGTCTTCCCCTATAGACTTAAAACTACCAGTCATTACTGCGTTTTTAGCTGTTATAGTTCCATCTGCTGATATGCTACAGTTATCTGCTTCCAATACAAAACGGTTTCCAGAAATACTTACCTGTCCACTTTCAACACTTAACTGAGAACTGACATCGCCTTTTGATACTTTCAACTTGATTTGGTCTGCTTGAACTGAGATTGCCGCCGCCAATTCTACTTCTGCATCTATTGCCCTTTTTGCTTCAAGTTCAATCTTCCCGGCTGTCTGTGTAATTTTTGTATCCAGTCCACTTTCAACATCCTTTATCTCAGACCGGGTCTCTTCAACATTACGCTCCAACTCATTAGTCTTGCCGCGGAGTTGAATTATACTTTTGTTAATTCCATTTACCTGTTCACTGTATTTTGGTGCTTTTCCGGTGGCAGATATGGTGTCTATCGGTTGTTGGATTCCTTTGTATGTTCTGCTCAACACATAGCTTTCTATGATTTCTTTAGCCGTATATACATTGACTGCTTCTCCAAGGCTCAAACAAGGATTTCCTATTTTTTCACAGTTATAAGGTCTATATTTTACAACTTTAATAACCTCATACAGATTTCTTGCAACCGTTTCTAGGGCATCTGCACCCATTCCATAAACAAGGAAATTATCTTGCAAAATATAACTGTTGTCGTTCTCGGTAATCTCTGTATCCGGGTAAACTGCACCAATATCATTTTCTGATTGTCTTATCTGCACTTTTGTAACTTTTTGGCAGACAAAATCTTCATATTTAACTGATTTGTATTTTCCACCAGTAACCTTTTCTTTTTCAGAACCTTTTCTAGGGTATAATCCTTTCTGTGGATATAATCCTTTTTGTGGATATAATCCGGATATTATTGCTTTAAGGAAAACATATTCAAATTTTCCATCATGGTTAATGTGACCAAAGCATCCATTTATTGAGCAGATTGCTTCCATGACCGTCTGGCCAGAAAGTTCACTTGGGTTTATGGTTTCTGCCACTTCCATGCTGTCATTAGGTAATGTGGCTGCTACTTGCTCAACACCAAAATATGAAAAAAAACTGTCTCTGAACTGCTTTAAAGTCAGAGGAAACTTCAATCCGTTATACCAGGAAGATACTTCTGATTCTCCAATATCGTATATAACGTCATATGCCGTCACATTCCTGTAACGCTTATCATCTGTTGGTTTATCGGAAATGACACGGTATTTGCCGAAAATAAACGGTGCGTCAACATGTCCATTAATCACAGCAGAAACATTTATCTGTTTCCCAATCATGCTTGTGAACACGTTGGAAATTTTGAATTTTAACTGTGATGCATTGCACTGTCCAAATGTAAGGTAATCATCATCACATAGTATTTCTTTTAATTCAAACTGTTCAAAATGGATTTCGCTGTTGGTGATTTTTACAGACTTGTCCTCTGTTTCAATTGTGATTTCCTTTTTGGATGCGCTTTTATCAAACAAATCCGCATAGGTATAGTTACTCATTCGCTACACCTCCGACAAATGAAAACTCTATCTGATTGTATTTAATCTCTCCGTCATAAGTTCCGTAGATTGTAGGCTTTATATCAGCCATATAGCCATATTGTGTGACATATTGACCTAAAAATGGAATGTATGCCGTAATATTACATCCCTGTTCCGTTGCATCAATAAAGTTTCTTCGTATCCCGGACAGTAACTCTTGCAAATCGTCATCCGTCAGCATCGCAGGCGTGGAAAAATCAACACTTAATGCTTTTAGCTCCACAGCATTTCTATGTACGTATCCATTTGCATCAGTCCACGGGTCTACATCCTGCATATTTACAGCTGGCTGATAACTTTCAGCGGCTATAAATCTTGACTGGTCAATAACGTAATCTCCAATTTTTAAAAGCCATCCTTGATATGCTGACATACGCCCACCGCCTTATTGCATAAAAATAGACAGCACCCATTCAGAGTGCTGTCTGTGTTAAAATACATATACATTCTTGTGTTTTTGGTTAAATTGCTCTTGACCGTATTGTCTTGCGGCAATTCCAATTTGATCTGTTGTTATTCCAAACTCTTTTTCAAGGATTCCTTGCAGTAGCTGATTATTCTGTCTCAGAAGTGCAATTTCCTGTTGTGCCGTGGAATTGATGGCATCTTTGATTCCAGTGATTTCAACTCCACCGGCAACCGCTGTTTTTCCACCTACTGTTCCGGCAATCTCCGGTATACCGTTCTCTCCTGCCATGAACATCGTATATCGGCTTGGAACGTAACCACCTTTTTCAAATGTAGGTATTCTTCCAACACTAATGTGTTGTATATTATTCGGAACTGCGTCACCAATTTTAGGTATTAACCTTGCTGCAGACATCAAACCATTAATAAGGTCTATGGCATTGTTTATCATGGTTTCTATTCCACTTATTACAAGGTTCAGAGGAGCTATTGCAACATTAGCTGCTGTTTTAAATGCTGTTCTAAACGCCGTTGGAATGTTTTCAAGCAATTTATTCCATTTTGTTAGTCCAAACTGCTCTGAAATTTTTTTCCACCAACTTGAAAATCCTGTTTGGTTCCACCATGTTGTAAAAGAAGTCCATTTTTCAGAAAGTGATGACTCTATAGTTTGACCCATTCCTTGCCACTTTTCCTTTGTGAACCAAGGAGATACATTTTCATTAAACCAGTTTCCAACAAGTGGTGCTATATTGATAAGTGCAGATGACAGACCAAAAGTATCTGACATATCTACTTTTGTATTTTTTATTTTATCAATTAGCCAATCAATTTTATCTCCAAAATCATCAAGAGTGCTATGTTTTGGAAGCAACATTGTTCCTGTCAAGAATCTATACAAATCATTATCTGTTATATCTTTGTATAAATCATCCCACGCAGTTTTTAATGTGGTAAAATCAGTATTTTTTAATGTATCAAAAAAACCATTTTCACCAAACCACGTAAAATTGTCGTAGTACTCTGCGTCTTCTGGGAACAATGCTTTCCCTAAAGATTTTCCTACATTAAATCCAATCTCCCAAGTAACAGCAGCTATTGCAATTGTCGGAACTATTCCTATACTTGATCCTAGTACTTTGGCTGATAACTTGTCCGATATTTTTCCCCATATGATATCTCCAACACCAGTAAACTTTAAAAGACCTATTGCTGTGATAATCGTGGTTTCAATCGGTGCAGCATCAAAACTTCCTTTCCACAAATCGATAGCCGCATCTATGGCAGTCTCTATGAAGTTTCCGGCAGAAGTAAAGATTGCCGTCCAATCAATTCCGTCCAAGAAACTACCTATGTGTCTTCCGATTTTTTCCCAGTCAACAGAATCTATTGCTCTTGTGAACCAGTCAAAAATACCAGTTACCAGTTTGGACGTATCCATTCCGGCAACCTTAAACCAGGCATCAGAATCAAACTTAAATGCATATGCCAGATCTTCTATGATGTCTTTCACTGGCTTAAACACCTTGCTTACTTTATCAGCCCAGCCCATAGCTGTATTCTGCATCTTGTCGAATGCTTCCTGCCATACTTTTTCGTACTCTGCAGTAGCATCCATGATTTCTTTGGTAAGGTCAATTCCTGCTCCACCAGCACCACTTCCGGAACCACTGGATTTTGGTGTGGAAATAACTTTCAATTTATCAAATGCTCTGATTCCGCTTTGAGCATTTTTTGCGCTTGTGCCAACTTTATCCAGCGCATCTGCCGTATCTTCCAAATCTTCATTGTACCCGGATACACCTTGACCGAATGACGAAAAGTCAATCTTGATTCCCAGTAAATTTGCAACACTAACAAGCAGTCTCTTAATCGCAATTACGACACCGTTAATAACAGGAAGTACTTTCTGCAATACCGGAATAAACAACTGACCCAGTACCATACCAGCTTCTTTTACGTTGTTAGTAAACTGGCGAATCATATTACTTGGAGAATTGATTGTATTCGCTAAATCTCCCCATGATACTTTGGACTGGTCTAAGATTGCAAGTAAACGCAACTGCTGTTTCTCTGCCTGTGACATTTCAGATACAGCTTTTTCAATGCCGTATTTGTAAGCATAAGTCTGTAAGGTGGCATTCGTGATATCAATACCATACTTATACAGTGCTCTTGACTGACCGATCAAACCGGACTGTAAGTTTGTTGCAACTGTACTAAAATCCACGTTAAACAGGGAGGAAATATCACCGGCAAGCATTGTCATGGACTTTGAAATTGCCGTAGTAACTTCTCCGGTCTGCCCTAAAGAGTTGGTAATAGATGCAAGTTGTGAAGCGTACTGCGTAATCTCCTGTAAATTCAGTCCCAGGTTCTTCATTCCGCTTTCAGAAATCAGCCCACCGTCTACATCTACTTTCAGACCGGACATTTTGCCAAGCAGTTCATTTACACGGTTTCCGAAACTCTGCGCATAATCTTCTGCATTGTCGTAACCGAATTGTTCAAAATCCTTGCCCCATTCCTTTCCTACTTTGTTAAATGCTACCGTGTAGTAGTTAAATGCTTCGATATAGTCCGTAGTTCCCTCTATAGACTTCCACAGGCTTTTAATTCCACGGATCACAAGGAAATAGGTTGCGTAGAATTTTCCGAAAGCCGCTGCAAGGCTGAACGTGCTCTTCGTGGCTCTTTTTGCGCTTGCCGTATAGGTGTTCAGATTACGTCCTAAAGAGTTTGCTGCTCTCCCGGATGCCGCACCAGTAGATGCCAGTCCTGCCAGTGCATTTGTCATGCGGATAATGTTCTCACTGACATTTGGAGCGGTTGAAAGAGTTGTAAATAACTGCTTCAAATTCTTTGCCAGTAAAGGAATGTTTGTGACTGCTCTGCCGGATGCCACACCACCAAGTCTTGAAATCGAAGATGCTATGCTCGCAATATCCCCTACTCCATCTACTTTAGTTCCTGCCATGTCAGCAGAAAAGGTCTTCAATGCAGATGAAATTCTGCTTAATCCGCTTGTATCTATTTTTCCCATTCTGTTAATGGAATTTGTCAATGTGGATATGTTCTTAATACCGCTCGCATTCATGGAACTGGCGGCATTTGCGATACTCTGTATGCTATTAGAAATGCTTGTCAGTTTGGATGTATCAATGGACAAGCTTTTCTGAAAATTCGTAAGACTATTTGCCAACTTATCCAGTGCGTTACTTACGTTATTCGCATCCACTTTTATTTTAATCTGCAAAGAATCAATATCTGCCATACCGCACCGCCTTTACCGCAATAAAAAAGGAAGTGTCTCCCACTTCCAAGAAAAGAGCGGTAAGCTGTGACACCTACCGCTCCTAAAATTACTTTTTGAGATATGCCCTTGTAACCGCACCGACTTTTCCATCTACAGTGATTCCAACACTCTTTTGGAATGCTTTTACTGCATCAGAAGTGGTTTTTCCAAAATATCCGTCAATGTTCGTCTTACCTTTCGCATTTACAGACGGCATAAAGCCTTTCCTTACAAGTTCGTACTGCACCCACTTGACATCATTTCCCTTCATCATTGCCAGACGCTTGTAATAAAGAAGTCTTTCCGGCTCTGTATAAGGGTTTCTATAGCTTGTAGAATCCTCATATACGGCATCTAACTCCTTGTACCATACATTCATGTCTACATTGCCTACAATGCCGCCTACACGACCTTTAGAAGTATACTGCCAGCCTACCATGTTCGGTACTTGCGGTTGATACTTCACATTACACTTGCCGTTATTCTTGCCGTACCGTGCGATCCACATGGGATAACTCACACCGCCATAAGGCTTAATGTATGTCTTGTAAAAACTTTCCCCAGTGTACACACCGAACTGCAATCCTGCATCAGTAATAACCTTGCCGTAAGCATTGATAATGGAAATAATATTTTTGCCAAGACCTTTCATAACGGCATCTTCAACATCAAGATATACTGTCACTTTTCTGCCATTAAGAATAGTAAGCACTCTTTTTGCATCAGATCGTGATTTTGCAACCGTTGTAATATATCCGTATTCATATACTCCGTGCACATGGACATTGTGCTCTTTACAACCTTTCCAGTTCTCTTCAAACTTCTTGTCCGGGTTCAAATCCTTACGGATGACTTTCAAAATAGCAAAATCAATACCGTTCTGTTTTACCGCCCACCAGTTAATCGTCCCCTGGTATGAGGACACATCAATTCCTGTTAAACTCATGCTTATTTCTCCTTTTTTGGGTGTGATAATTCAAAATTAGCCTGCATTGCCATAAGTCCTGCGAGGAACGCTTTTCTTTGCTTCTGAATTTCTTTTTCATTATTAGCAATGTCCGCACGTTCCATAATAGGCTTGTCAATATACTTCGATTGTGCTTTTCTACCGTTTAGGCAATGGTCTATTGCAAATATTAATGCAGATATTCCATAATCTCCACACCGTTGCCATGAATTCCTATCTTCTTCCTCTTTTTTGAGTTTATATCCTTTGTAACACCACTCTAATTTTTTAGGATTCAGATGTTTGAACTCTTCTATCGAAATTCCCATGGAAAAAGCAAATGGAAAATATTCTTCCCATATTATTTTGTGCCAGTCGATTTCTTCTTGTGATCCTGCGGCATCTTCGTTACCTTGTTGTCCTCTTTCTCCATCTCTTCCTTGGTCTGCGTCATCATTTCCGTCAGACCCGACAGTTCGAAAAAACCGTCTTCTTCCATACAATCTGTCAGTTCTCCATACAGCTTCACAAAAGAAAGGCCGTTTGCTTTCATGTATTCTTTCATTAAAGCATTGGATTCATCCGGTGTAATACCTTCATGGTTTTCGATAAGACCAGCATAAAAAGCCGTTTTGCATACATGAGGAAATTCTGCAAGCATATATCCGCTACCATCTACAATTTCTTCTGGTGTGGGATTCTGTACATTTTTTGCTTTTTTAGCTACATAGCCACCGGAAAGCATAAGAAACATCTTTTGAATCAAATCCTTGCACTCCACAGCACCGAATCCAAACTCTAAAGTATATTCAACATCATTAACTAAAATCTTTTTCATAAAAACATATCCTTTCCCCAACATTTTGTTGGAAAGGAGCCGCCCGAAGACGGCTCTCTTTTTGCTAAATTAATGTTTCATCTACCGCTTCATCAAAGTCAGCCACGGCAGTGTTATTTGTTTCTGACTGACTTGCTATTCCCCCGTTGTCAGTGCAACGGTAGCATCCAATCCCTTGTATTCCTCAATGGTAAGATTCATTTCGATCGTCAGAAGTTCGTTCTGTCCGATTTCGGGTTGTGGAATCTGCTCGGGCGGCTGTGCAACAACGAAGAAAGATTTATCTTCTCCGGGAATAACGGTTTCAAACCACATTCTATTTCCACCAGTAAGAGCTTTATAGGCTGTGATAAGTGCAGTCCATTCAGCAACAGTCTCTGATGTAAAGTTGACTGTGACTGCAAAAGAACCGCCAGTATTTGCACGACCTTTTACATATCT